AACTTTCTGATAAAGGTTTTCTTGCCATCACTATAGGTTCATGTGCTGGTTTCAATGCAGTTCCCCAGCCTTCCCATTCAGAGTTACCTTTTGTAACTTCAACTTCTCCAGACTTAGAACCTCTTTTAAAATTGTTACCTTGCATACCTACGTTAGTAATTTTTGTACCTAAAACTTCTCTATCATTGCCTTGTTTTTTATCTATTGCTTTTCCCATATTCTGACTTTTAGGAAAACCACTTCCATATAACCACATCATCTGGTCACGAATCTCAAAACCAGCATCTTCGATTGCAACTGCCATTCTATGATAATTACGAGAAGCAGAAAATGCAAGTAGATGTCCACCTGGCTTCAATAGTTTCAATGCAAGTTCCCAAGTTTCTGGTCTAAATGCAATATCTCCACCATCCCACTCTTTACCCATAAATCCAGTTGATGCTCTTGCATATGCACCATCTGTTCCAAACTGTGCTGGTGCAGAGTTTTCTTTACCAAATCGTTTTACAATAGATGTCAAGTGATATGGTGGGTCAGTAACAACTGAATCCACTTGTACTCCATCATCAATTAGTTTCTGCATTTCTTCAATGCAATCTCCGTTAAGTAGCAACATGACTAAAATTCCTTATCTTTTCAAACTTGATGGTTTCTCTAAACTTGTCAGCAAGAGCATCTTGTTTATGACTTATTACAAATACATTTTCTCCACTCAATGTATTCAATATTTTTAGGAACTCATCAGTTCCAGTACCATCTAATGAACTATCAAATATTTCATCTAACATAAGTAGATTAGTATTTGTAGAGTTTTTCATCTTAGCAATAGCTCTCCATGTAAAGAGTAATGCAAGGTCTATTCGCATTTTCTCACCCTCACTAAATGATGCATAAGAAAACTCATCACGATATCGTGACTTGATTGTTTCCTCAAAGTTTTCATCAAGAGTGAAGTTCACATAAAATTCCATAGAAGTTAGATACTTGTTTATCAACTTATTCATTATAGGCAAATACTGTTTAATAATCTTAGTCTTGATTCCAGTATCCATCAACATACTTCTTGCAGCTTCATAGTATATCTTATCTTCTTTTAATTTAGTTTTTTGTTTAGATATACTTTCTAAGTTTTCTTCTAAATCTTTTAATTTATCTGTATCAGTTTCTTCTTTACTATCTGTCTTATATCCATTAATTTCAGTTTGTAGTTTTACATTAAACTTTTCTAGTTCTAAAATAGATGTATTAGTTTGTGCAATAAGAACTTCGTTATCTCTTATATGTTTTGCTATTGTCTTATATTCTTTTAACTTAACATCTACTTTAGACATTTCATCTGTAAGTTTTAATAATCCCTCGTCAAGTAGTTTTACTGATGTTTGATTTTGTTTTATTTTTTTCTCTTTAAAATTAAAACTAATAAGTTGTTCACAAGTTGGACACTCATCATTTTCTTCATAAAAAGTAATCATTTTACTTTCACGACTATGTTTGTCTTTTAGTTTAAAGTGAATATCTTTTAGTTTATCTTTCTTATCAGTAACTTTATTCTCACCAGCCATATTTTCTAGTAAGTCATTATTTTCATATTGTAATAGGTTTTCTTTCTCTTTTCTTTTTTGTAACTCTATTTTGTTTTCTTTAATTTGTTTTTCTTTTTGTTCAATGATTTTGTTTTTGTTTTCTTTCATACCTTTGATATGAGTTTCTTGCATACTAATTTTCGATTGCACCAAATCATATTGATGTTCTATATCACGAATATCTTCAAGTACAGTTTTTAACTTTTGTTTTAGAATGAGATTCATAGTAGAAAAGATTTTAATATCTAATATTTCTTCTACAACTTCTCGTCTGTGTTTTGTTTTAAGTTGCATAAATGGAGCCCATGATGCACTACCAAGTATAACAACTTGTGTAAAAGAACTATAGTTTAATTTTAGTATTTGTTGTTCTAGTATCTTTTGATAATCACGAACATTTGCTTCAAGGTTCATCATCTTATCATTTTGATATATCTCAAACTTATTTGGTTTGATGCCACGAACTACTTTATATTGTACAGTTCCAATAGAAAACTCAACCTCTACCATAGTTGCACCATTATTAATAGAATTAACCATTTGATTTTTACTAATAGAACGAAATGGTTTACCAAACAAACCAAAACAAATTGCATCTAGTACTGTAGATTTACCAGCACCATTCTCACCAATGATAAGAGTGGTAGGGTTTTTATCTAGTTGAATTTCTGTAGGTTGGTTTCCAGTTGAAAGAAAGTTCTTCCATCTCACATACTTAAAATTAATCAAATCTCTAAATCCTGGGCTTCTGTATATAGTTGTCTTTGTAGATTTTTGAGTCTACCTTTATCTAGTGTAACATCTAACTCATCAATGTATTTACTTAGAAGTGTCATAGTGTCTTGTGTGTTTTCTACAATATCATCTGATACTGTGTTTGCATCTAAGTCAGAAAAGTCTTCTATGATTTTTACTTCATGTGAATCTGCTTTGAGTAATCTTTCAGTAAACTGGTCGAACTGATACAAATCTTTCTTATTAACTACGATTACCTTAACATAATTATCTTTGTATTGTTCTAAGTCGTGTGACTTGTAATCGTTTTGAGTGTCATCATAATATATCTTCTTGTGAATAGTTCTAGGATTGATTATTCTATCCAAGCTCCTACTCTCTGTGTCGAGTACATGAAATCCTTTTCTATCTTCACAATCATTCCAATAAAACTCATATGGACTACCCAAGTAATAGATGTGACCATCATCAGATTTGTGATGGAAATGCCCACTAAAAACTGTATCAAATTTTGTAAAAATAGATTTATTAATTCCATGTTCGTTCTTCATACCTTTCATCATTTCAAAACCAGCAATCTCTAAATGACCCATACACATTTCTGCTTTTGATTTTTCTATTGCAGACATTGTAGATGCATGATTTGTTGCATTAATCCAAGGCAGAAACAAAACATTCAAATTGTCAAATGTAACTTCTTCAGCCTCTGGATAGATTTTTATATTATCATACCTATTACCAATTAACTCCTCTACAGAGTTAACTTCATTTGTATTTTTAAAATAGGTATCGTGGTTTCCAACTAGAACATGAAGATTAACTCCTAGTTGAGAAAAAGGTAAAATAAATCTTTCACGAAAATCTTTTGCTATTCTATAAGATACATATTTTCTTCTATCCATAATATCACCTAAATGAATACAATCTTTAATATTGTGTTCTTTTAGATATGGAAAAAATTGTTCTTCATAGAATTTGTAGAAGTATTCGTTGAAGTTATTATTATCGTTTCTAGCACCAAAGTGAGTGTCAGTAATTATCGCAATTTTCAATCGTCAGTATCCATAAAATTTTCAAGACCTTTTGGGTCATCTTTGGTTTCTTTTTTCTTTGGTTTATATACAGCCTCATCAGGCACCATTACATTTATATCAAAACCACTTACAGAATAATTTGTTTGATCTCCATCCATTGTAACATATGGCATATATTCTTGTTTCTCAATCATTCTATGTTTTACATGAGTTTGTTTCTTTTCTTTCTGTATTCTACGAATAAATGCATAATAGATTATCTGTGTAAAATATGCAAATGGATTCTTAGATTTCTCTGGATTAAAGTTGTGTATGTACTGTAAACAGTTTTCTATACCATCAGATATCATTTCTTGTCTATATGTGTAGTTAATAAAGTTTGGTCTATATGAAAGTCCGTTTGCAATCTTCAGAAAACATGAACCAATATAGTCAGTAATCTGGGGAACTTCATCTCCAGCTTCTTCTGCATCTTTACATTTCTCTTTCCAATCAATCATTGCTTGATGGAACTTCTTGTTATCTACATAATGAGCGCCTTTTGCTTTTGCCATAGGGATTCCTTTTTAAACATATTGTACTCATTATATACAATTTTGATACTTTTGTCAAGATAGAATTAAATATATTTTGGGGTTGACTCTTTCTGAAAATCGTGTATAATCACTATTGTGACTCATCAGAATAATATCTAATGTATAGTCTTTTTAGTAAATTTACTAAGTATTTCTTGCAAATCTTCAGCTGAGAATATCTCATCTTCTAAATCTATTTCTTCTTCTTCAATTTTTTGTAATTCTTTTTTAGTGGGAACTATTTTTTGTAATTTGGATTGACCTAAATTATCAAGAACATATTCATAGTATCTGGACAATCCAACACTTGCTGGTGTCATTATAACTATAGATTGTCTTTCAATGTCAAAGACATTTTCATCTGAATAAGGTTGAATCCATCTAGTTAGAGCTAAAGAGTCTACAAAACCTCTGTCAGTTTCTTTTGTTACTGTATCCATTTTTAATGGTGAACTTACTTTTAATTTATTTGTTTCAATTGAATTTTTACTTTTATGAACTCGACAAACTATATCTTCACCATTCGATAATTTTATTACTTGAGTACTCATAGATTTATCCTATTGATTTCGTATTTAAATTGTTCTTCCTTATAGATATTTAGTCGTTGTAAAAAATGTCTGTAGGTAAAATTTTGTCTAGACTTGTAGGAAATGTTATCCGACACATCAAATAATTTAACTTTTGTTTTATCTTCGCTTTGTCGTAGTCCTCTACCAATCGACTGTAGCACTCGTATTCTACTTTTTGATGGACTTGCGAACACGATATTATTGATAGCCCTAATGTTAATACCAGTAGAGAACGTACCATATGATGCAACGATAATCGCATCTTTTTCTTTTTCTGTAATTGCACGAATCTTCTCCCTAGCTTCTGTGGTCGTTCCACCATACACAAAGAATACTTTTCTGTCAAGTGTTTTTATTTCATTATACAATAAAACTCCATGTTTTTCAACCAATTGAAAAAGTAATAATGTATTTCCTTTTAGATTAGCACATAACTTTTCTATAAACTTATTTCTTTTAGCGTGTGAAACCAGATAGTTTATTTCTTCTGCATATCTATAATATCTTACTCTCTTGGCTTCTTCTTCTGTATGTTTAAGTACTATACAATCAATCTCTAATTTTGCAAGAGTTCCCCTGTCAATTAACTCCTTCGTTGAAATAATCTTCTTAACTTGACCGAATAGACCCTCAAGTACAAGTCTATGTGTTTGTGTGCCATCAAGTGTTCCAGTTAATCCAAACCTGTACCTGACTTCCCCTGATTTCGCCATAATGTCAGTCAGAGATTTTGCTTTAAATAGATGAGCTTCATCTCCTATAATGCAACCATATTGTGCAAAGTAAGGTCTATGTAGTTTGTAAATAGATTGCCATGTCGATATCACTACAGGTTTTTTAGAACCTTTGTCCATACCAGCATATACTCTGTGGATATATTTGTCCTCCCACCCATAGTCAATAAAATCAGAATACATCTGTTCGACTAATGATGTAGTAGGTACAAGTATAAGTGTCTTGAGGTTCATTAGGTTATAATACCTAACAAGTGTATAGATTATGAGTGATTTACCTGAAGCAGTAGGAGACAAAAGAAGACAACGATTTGACTGTATAGCATGCCAGATTGCATCAATTTGGTAATCACGAAATTGTATGGGGTTTCCCCTGCTCTTGGGTCGTAAGGACTCTGCGAAATCTCTAACGCTCTCACAAGGAACATTCCTGTCATTTTCTACTCCTTTTTCTATTATATATTCAATTGATTTTTTTGTACAGTATTCTTTTATGTAAGGCAAAAGTCCAACATATATTCTACCATTTCTTGGTGAGAACAATCGTATCTTTCCATCCCACATACGATTACGATATTGTGGCATAAACTTTGCACCAGGCACTTCAAAAGTAAAATAATCAGATAATTCCCTAGAAACATCTTCGTCTACCTCTAACTCTAAATAGACCTCATTAACTTTTGAGATTTTCATTATCTAACCTTTGGGCCTAATAACCACCCTACTATACTTTTTCTTATACCAGACTTTACTGGTCTTACTCTGTGCCACATATCTGAATGAAATAATATACAGTTCTCGTTACTTCGTTTCCACTCTGATATATATCTTGGTTTTGCATCAGGCCCATGTATTTCTAAATCAAACTCACCACCCTCAAAGTTATCATTTAAAAATATAGAAAAAGATATTTTTCTAATTCTACCATCTGAATAAGGTTTATTATTTAAATCTTGATGCCACCCATATTCTTGATTTGTATCGTATTCAGAATATTGTAAAGGTTCTATATTATCGATATAAAGATTTGAGAAATCTTCTGCTTTATTTTTCATTACAGAAAAAACTCTTTGACATATAGTCCTATCCTTTATCCATGATACACTAGAGTTTCTTTTTGTCAATCCACTTTCATCATTAATATTACCTTTTGTCAAGGTGTCTTCTTTGTTTCTTAATACATCTTGGATTAAATCATTTGGAAAATTTATTACTGAATAGTTCATTTTTTTCTCTTTGTTTTAAATACAACACAAGTTCGTAACTGGTAACATTCACGACTTACTGGTTGAGCTTGATGTGGTAGATTTGCTGGAAACTTAATTAATCTATTACCTTTATAGTTAATATGATGTGTAATATTATTTAATTCGTTATCATAGATTGCTGTTCCACCACCCCAATCTATTCTCCAGTCCATTCTTGGATAGTAAATAAAAGTCATATCCCCATCATCTCTGTGTATATGTGGTTCTATTCCATGTGTGTGTGCATTAAGATAAGCTCTTTCCATTTCATAATTATATCTATCACTAATCTGATTCCAGATGGGAACAAAATCTCCCAGTTCTCCTACATTATGTCCTAAGAAAACGTGCCAATGTTTATTTTTACCATTCTTTACTGAGTCGTAATCATATTTCCATGATACTTCTCTTAGTTGCATATCAATCAATTGTGCAATATGTTCTTCTAAAAAATTATCTGTAAATTCTATCATTAGTAAGATGCTCCTGCTTCAAATTTCTTCCATTCAATTGCATTTTTAATATCCCATCCACGATTATCAACTGACTTGATAACCCCTTTGATATAATCTACAACTGTTTCTAAATAACCAATTTTATTCTCTGCATCTATAACTTCTTCATCAGATGTAATATATACTGATAAGTCTGTCTTTAATACTTTGAGGTCAAATGGTTTAGATGCATATACTTTTGCATCAGCCTTACCACCATAATATTCCCACTTTTCACGATACAATCGTTTGTAATCTCCTTTTGCTCTATACAAAAGAAGTTCGTATCTAGATTTGTGGTCTAGGTAAGTTGCTTTTATTTCTTGGTTCTTTAATGATTCTGTATCTAGGTGTTCATCATCAACTTTCAAGTCCTTTTGGACTTGTAACTTCAATTCATCAAGGGTCATTTTATCTCACTTATAAAGTCACTATCTCATATAATTTATAACGAAAACTAATCTCTGCTGTCAAATAATCTACATCTGTAGCCTGATTATTATAACTCAATGCACTTAAAGATACTGGAAATAAATCTGAAAAACGAACTTCTACCAAAGGATTATTTTTGTTTGATAGAATTGTAAGTGTTGCATCAGAATACATTCCTCTATCTGCTGTTGCAGTACCCACTCTGTCAGTAGATACAGTTTTTGCAGATGTTGGATTATTTGAGGTATCACTTCTAAAAGAACTAAACTGTGTTCTATTCTTTGGGAAACCGATACCTATTAACCAGTTGTGTATTGATACATAGTTTTCTAAGTACTCATCAACAATAAAACTCACATCTAAATTACCAAAAGTAATTTTATCTCCCATAATAGGTATGTCTTTATATGGTGTAGGTATTACTGCTTCACCTAAAGATATATCTGGAATGTTAGCTGCAGTTGTAAAGAACTGCACCTTTGGTAGTTGATTAATCATAAACCTAAACTGAGTCGGACTACTATAATCCAACTTATCTGGTTGTCTGTTTAGTGGCGAGGTTAATGTTGTCATACTAGTATTTATAACAAAAAAAAGAGGGGATAAACCCCTCTCTCTTAGGTTGGTTAAGTATTTTACATAAGGTTAGAAACTTTAACTTTTCTGTAATACTTGTTAGTAGCAGATGAGATAGAAATCGCACCATCAGCTGCAGCAGCAACTGTTCCAGTATGGAATGGGTTTGCAGCGATACCATATCTTGTCTTGAAACCAATTTTTGGTTGAAATGAATTTTCACCAACTGCACGAACCATTTGCAATGGTACATATGGACAGTAGAACATTCCAGCGTCATATGGGGAAGTTCCCTTATAACCTACAACGTAGTATTGTGATGCAGATACGTTAGCAGCATATGGGTCTACATATACTTTGTATCTTCCGTTCATAACACCAGCAAATGTTGTTGAAGTATCGTCAACATTTAAGTTGTTATTTAGAGCAGGAGTATAGTCTAGAACACCAGCCATTTGTAATGCAGATGCAACATCAGCAGAACAAAGGATCATGTTACCTTTTCCTCTACGAGTTTGTTGACCGATAGCGTTAGCATCTCTCTCAATCGCAAACATTAGTCCTTTGAATTTTTCAACTGACCATCTACCATTTGAGTCTGTGTCTAAGTCAAAGATACCAGCAGTAGTTGTATTTACTTGAGCACCTTTTACGGCAGAAACGTAGATGTTTCTTACAACTTCTCTGTTAATCTCTGCAAGAATCTCAGCAGATAAGATATTTGCAAGTTCTGTTTCAGCATCAAGACCATGAATTGCTTTTAAGTCTTGTGCAAGTTCCATAGTGTACTCAGCTTTTAAAGCTCTTGTTACAGCAGTAACAGTATGCTTTTCAATTGAGAACGCCATTTCACCGAAAGCGTTTGTACCAGAGTCACCAAGTGCCTCACCTTGTACTGTTGTCATACCAGTTGCACTAGTATAAGTTCCAGCAGGACTGTCGTTTAGTACAGCAGGGTTAGTTTCTGTTGCACCAACATCTCCACCACCGATTGTACCAGCAGCGTTTTGGTTAGATGCATCTGCATTACCAGGCATTGCCTCGTCTGCAAGTGCTTCTGCACCATCCATAGATGCAAATCTTGCTCTCATTGCAAAGATAAGACCTGTTGGGCCAGTCATTGGTTGTACACCACAGATGTCATATGCGATAAGATTAGGCATAGAACGTCTTACTAGTGAGATCAAAATTGGATCCCATGTATCTAGTGCAGCGTTACCACCGATAAATGATGTTGGGGCAGTTTCTGTAAGGAAGTTCTTGTCTTCTTTAAGAGCTTTCTCTTGGTTCTCTAAGATGATTGTAGTGACGGCACGCCTGTAACTATCCTTGATTTCTGGTAAATCAGGGTGTTGAAGGACTGGCGACCACTTTTCTTGTAGATGTTCTGTTTGAAACATTTGTTTCTCCTTTTAATTTTCTACTATTTATAAAATTGTTTATTTTGCACTATTAACTGTTCGACCAATAGCGGACATATATGCAGCCATTGAGTCGGAAGTGTCAATGTCCTGTGCGATACCAGTTTCTACATCATCAATTGCTTCAGTCACAACTGGAGCACTCTTTGGGAAATAACTTTCCTTTAAAGTACCAAGTTTCTCACGATAAGATTCTTCGTTAGTAAAATCTACATCTTCGATAAGTGACTTAAACTTTTCAATCTCTGTTTCGGCAAGGTCTGAAGATAGTTCTGACATTACCTGTTCCTTTACTAGAGTAGCATTTTGAGTTTTTGTCTGGATTTGCTCTTCCATCATCTCATTAATTCTACCTTCTAGTTCTGAAATCTTTTCTGATTGTGCTTCTAACACATCATATTTTTCATCTGGAACATCAACATAGTGGTCTTCAAACAATTGTTTTAAACCAGAGATAAAGTCTTCTGCAATCTCACCTTTTAGGCCTCTTTCGATTGCTAACTCGTTCTCTTTCATCCATTCTTCAACAACATAATTCATGTATGAATCAACCTTTTCAGTTAACTCATCCTTAGTTGCGTTTATATTTTCTTCCAGTTCAGATTTATATTCGTCTTCCATTCTTTCTACTTCAGAACGAACTTTTGATTTAACAGCAGCTTCAAACACAGTTGCAGCTTTTCTCTTAAATTCTTCGGAAAGGTCACCCTCACCATTCATTAATGCGTTGACGTGCTCAGATACATCAATAGACTTCAAACGATTTTCAACAGATTCTTTTTTCTCTTTGTCCTCTGGTGACATTTCTTCGTGTGACATTTCTTTTTGCATACCATTATACATTGCCATAAGTTGCTCTTTCTTAGCACCTTTCATCATTTCTTGCATTTTGGCAGCCATTTCTGATTTAGTCATTTTTGCCATTTCTTTTTTCATCATTTCCATTTTTTCCATTTCAGAAATGACTTCTTCACCTTCTGCTTCAAATCCAGCAGCGAGAGGTTTTGCAACCTTTTTCATGCCATCATTGCCTGTATCCATAGAGTCTGGTTTACCCTCGCCCTTTTGTTGTGCATCTCCACCGATTTCTTTTGCTTTTGCAACAGTCTTTTTAGATGGTGCATCTTTTTGATCTGGTTTAACAACAGGGTTTCCTGTGTCTTGGACTTCAGCTTCTGATTTGTCCATAGGGTCGGCTTTACCAGCTGATTTCATAGGAGCATCTGCACCATTAGCTTCTTCCAATTCACTAAGTACTTCTGCTTCTAATTCCTCAATGGTTTTATCTAATTCATTTGCCATGGGGATTTTCTCCTTATTAAATGTTTATACAAGTTATTTATAAATTATAACTTTTGAAGAAATCTAGCGAACTCTAAACTATCCGCTGCAGAATTATTAGTTCTGTGATTTTCTTCTATGTTATCTTTGATTTGTTGAACTTCGGCTTCTTGTATTAATCCGTTGTTCCAAATCCACTCTTTACCCTCCATAATACCCTCAACAAATGCGTTGGGAGCAGATGGGTCTGCAACAATATCAGCTGCAGTTGCAAGGTAAAAGTCTTTTCTCACTACGTTTGCACCATTTTTCTGGTCTAAACTTCCCATGCCTCTAGATGATACTCCTAATTTAGCACCATCATCCATCAAAGACTTTACAATCTCACCCATAGGGGTTGAAAGTATCTTTGCTTCTCCGATAAAATTATTACCTTCTGGTTGTAAAGAAGTAATCATGTGAGATGCTCTTTCAAGATTAACAGTAGGCCCGTCTGGGTGTCCTAACTCTCCAAATGCACGATTCTCACTTACATATTCTTTATTGTAACGATTTACTTCTTTCATAAGTATTTCTTTTGGGTACATACGACCATTACGATTTTTAATATCAGCCTGCATGAAAATACCTTTTATCTTATAGTTTTTCTTACCAGACTTTTCATCTTGTTCGATTAGATAATCAGTAGCATGGTCAATATGTTCTGATATTAATTTTAATGTATAACCCATAGTTCTATCCTTTATGTAGTATATGCTTCATCTTTTCTAAGTTCTAAAATTACAAAACCAGATGTTCCTCTAGTTTCTGCTGTGATATCAGAAGATGTTGCAGTTGTGTTTGTTGCAGCTGCTTTGATTGCACCAGCAGAACCATCATAGTGTCCAGTTCCAGCAAGATGTAATGCAACAACATCAGATGATGCACCTTTAAATTCAATAATACAATCTCCAGTATTTCCAGCAGCAGTACCTTGAGTAAAAGACCACCATGCTCTTAGTAAATCTACCTTTGCTCCATTCGCAAAACCATCTAAACTATGTCCGTCTAGAATAAGATTGGTTGCAGTATCATTATCAAAAACTGCTTTTACTGTTACCATTCCACCAGCTTTGGGTGCATTGACTACTGTATCTCTCAATGTTGTTGTTACGAATGACATTATTTAACTCCTTAAAATGCTAACATTTCTTTTTCAAAATATCCCATAAGTTCCTTTTCTGGCACCTTATATTTTTTAGATACTTGATTAATAGTTTTTTCAAAAGTATTTAGGAAATCTGAAGGTTTAGAGTCCATTTTACCAAAAATATCATCAACAGCATCTTTCATTTTCGGAGAAAGTTTCTTATACTGTTTTGATTTCTTGTGTTCATCTTTCTCTGGGAGAGATGTATAGAATGAATTAAACTGTTTCATCTTCCTCTACTTCTGGTATATGATTCTTTACGAAAGAACCAGCGACCTCTTTTCTTTTTGCTTCTAGTGATTGTGCAACTCTATCTGTCATTGCACTTTTAAATGCATCTTCAGCACCTAAGTTATTACCTTTTTGTAGTTCATCTACGAAATTTTCTGCACTCATTATTTATCTCCATTTTCTGGTGGTGTTTCACCTTTTAATTTAGCAACATCATCTGCTGGGATTGGAGCACCATCAATGGAAGGATATCTTGTAATTCCATCTCCACCATCTGGTACATCAACTCCACCCTCATCTGGGTCAAGTCCAGCTTCTATGTTCATTTGTTTCTGCATATCATCAATTTCTCTATCAGAAAGATTTAGTACGTTTTTCTGTACCCATTGTTTACTAAAAAATGTACCAATATAACTTTCAATAGAACCTAATGCATTAATTCTATCTTCCATCAACTCTGCTTTCTTGAGTTCTGCAAAGTGTCCGTCTTGTAAGAAGTCGTACTGAATATGTTGCGACATCTTTTTCCAATCCTCTATGGTAATTACACCTTTGAGAATAAGTTGTGTTTTTAAAATATCAGTAAACAGAGGTGTAAATTTCTTTCTTAACCTCTGTACAAACTTCGTAAATTTAAGTTCATCTCTTGTAATCTCTGTAGAACGACCAAGACTAAAACCAGCCTCTGCCTCTAACCTTGAAATTGGTACGTTCAAAGAACGATATAGTTTTTTCTTGAAGTATTCTATGTCATCTATTTCACCAAGATTAGAACCACCAGGCAAAGTAGTAATCTCTGTACCACGACCACCCTCTCGTCTTGGCAACCAGAAATCTTCTAACATAGACATATGATTTCTGTCATCTCGTATCTCACCAGATGATGCATCATAAACTAATTTATTTCTATATCTATTCATAACATCTTTTAGATATTGTTCTGCCTTTATCTTTGGTAGATTACCAACATCAATATAAAAGATACGTCTTTCTGGAGCTCTTGAAATTCTGTAAATAACTAACGCATCTTCAATCATGCGTAGTTGATTAACTGGTTTGATTGCCTTATGTAGATGTGAAAGTACATGACCTTTGTTTTGATCTATTAATCCACTTGGACAATAAGTAATAGAGTCTGGAGATATCTTAATACCTTCAGTAGTTCCAGTTTTAAGGCCTTTGTCATTATAAAGATAGTATTCGTTTACATTTTTAACTAATTGTACACTAGTTCCTTTTTTTACATCTTTCTTTACTTCTTTAACCCTACGAATTTTTTTAGGTTCAATGTATCGTAACTCTTGAATACCTTTTCGTGGATTTTTTTGGTCAATAACTTTATGATAAAATAGTCTACCATCAACATACCAACGTCTGAATATATCATGGCCTTTTGTATCAAAATCTAGAAGCTGTAAAACAGAATCAAATTCTTCTCTAATTCTTTCTTTGATTCTTTTAGGCATAACGAGTCTATCTAACTCAATAGCAACTGCTTGGTCTTTTTCGTTTGAAACAATACCCTCATTAATGATATCTTCAATCGCACTATCGCACTCTGGTTGTTGTGCAATATCACGATATCTACGAATCAAGTCTTGCTCGGTTCGTTCTCTACCATCAGTATCTAGAAGTTGTCCATAAAAACCGCCTCCAGCGACCTCAAGAGTTCCGTCTTCTGAACTAGGTTCAGTAAACTTCTCTTGAGAGCCAGAGTCTTTTATTCTTTCAAATTTGAAACCAAATAATTCCGCCATAATATCTCCTACTATTGTGTACTATTTAGTAGGTTAGAAATTAACACCAGAAGCTTCTAAGTGTGTATACTTCCAAGTTACTCCAAATGTTTCAATAGCGTCATTTGAACTCATGTCCAATCCAATTTCAGCAATACTAGTTGGAAAACAATTTCTAAGGAGATATGTCTTTAGAATTGTATCATCTCTATCTAACTGTTCTACTTGTAAATCAGTTTGAAAATCAGCAGGGTTTGTAAGTCCAGTATTGTTTGCGAAATCGTTAATACCATTAGACCATCTTTCCATTGCATTTCGTATCATAAAGTCTGTATCATTATAGAAAGTTGTTGTCCAGTCGCCTGGGTCTGGTCTATCGCCAGGATAGAAGATATTTCTTCCTCTAAATGGTACTGGAATAAATGCCATTTCAATTGATGGGATAGCTGCAGCAGATACTAAAAATGAAGTTCTACGAACATCTAGTCCAATTGCAATGCCAGGCGGTGGAGTAATTGTTATTCTAAACTGATTAGCTCTTGCACCACCACCGATTAAGTTTGCTTTAAAGTCATCTATCTGTGCCATGATTAACCTCCTACCTCACTAAACGCAACCCCAGTTCGTACTGCGATAAAGTTTAGTGTAATAAAGTTGACTGACCTAGCAGGTTTGATGAAAATATCTGCGATAAATTCATTCCTGTCAATGACTTCTCCAGTATTATTAGTATCGTCACACTTTAAACTAAAGTCTGTAATACCTCGTCTACCTTGAATATCTCTCAAGAATGGTTCTACTAAGTTTCTAAATTGTGCTCTTGTAAATTCATCATTGAACTCAAAGAGTTGGAACTTAGCAGCAGTCGCAATTGCCTTTTCTAGAAGTAAGAATAATCGTCTTACGTTAATTCTATCAAACGCACTTGGTTTTGTTAATGCAGTTTTATCTCCGAAAAGACAAACTCCTTGCCCAGGAAAGTTAGTTACAGGGTTAACTCGTTTTTTGTAAAGTTGATCTCTTTCTGCCTTTGTAGGGTTGTAAGACAACTTAACTGCACCACGAATATTTCCTCTGTTAAATCCAGCAGGAGAGAAGAAACTTTCTGCAATATTATCTGTAAATGCACAAAGTCCAGCGATATCTGCGTTTAATGGAACAAATCTATACACATCACTATACTTGTCGTACATATACTTGTAACCACTATCAAAAACCATATATGATGAACTTGGACATAAATCAAAACCATCAATTACATTCTTTGTTGCAGTAATTGAAGATGAAACACCAACTGTTGCAGCTCGATATGGAGAAACAAATCCCACACAATCTCTACGACTTTCTACAAGGTCTGTAATCATTGTTACATGAGTGTCCATATTTGCAGCAGTATCAGCAGCAGTACTTGAAGAACCACCGATAACTAAGTTGATATCTAATGATTCTGTATCATTAAATTTATCATATGCAAGTGCGATTTCACCATTAGTTAGTGCATAGTCATCAGTACCACCAGTTAATGTAGAAACATCAACACCAGATACTAATGTGTAATCTGTACCAGATGCAATATCTGTTCCCCAGTTAGAACCAGCAGAAAGATGATCTGTCCAGTAGATAAACTGTGATTTTGCAAAGATAACATCTACATAATAGTTATTAGAACCTTGTGGTGTTTTACCATTTGGATTCAATGACATATTTGGAAATCTTTCCATTACTGCAGCTGTTCTTTGTCCAGCAACACCAACAGCATTTCCTGTAATATTACCAACTGTGTCATATACTGCAACATGGATTTCATCTTTTTCTCCACGAGCATTTTGAGTTGCATATGCAGAAGTGCCAGGAGCCTCATCAAATAAGTCAGAAAATCTCCAACGTCTTGTAATAAATGAGTTGTCTGGAATTACAGTTTGTAGTCCAGCACCAGCAGGATCATCTAATAAACGAATTGTTAAGTCTTCACTTGAAACAGAAGTTACTTCATATTCCTCACCTTTTGATTCTACTTGTGCATCAGTTGTAAATGCAAGAGGTACGTCATTTCCAACTATGATTGGTTTATCGAGTATTAATGCAGTCTGTGAAGTTACTGTTGCAACTTTAACAACTACATCTCCATCTGATATACCAGCACCGATAACTCTTTGTCCAACTTCGATTGTACCAGAGTTTCCGTCAACTGTTAAGTTTTTGGTTGCAACTGTGATTGCACCATTTACAGTTGCAGTAACAGAGTTATTTGTTTGGAAAGAAATGATGTCACCAACTGCGATTGTAGCATCTGTTGCATCTTGGTTGTCAACTGTTATTGATAAGTCACCAACTGCACCAGCACCATTCACTAAGTTCAATGTACCTAGTGGTTGTTTAAATGCTCTTGCACTTGAACAAATGTCAACACCAATTCCGTTACCATGAGTTCCAGCAGTTCTTGCAGCCCATTCTCCATGAGAACCAGAACCATCTTGGAAAGATGCTTGGTAGTGGTCATCATCTCTAATTAATATACCAGAGTTTGCACCAGCATTTAATAATCCACTTTCTGCTCTTACTACTTTTAAATTATCACCATATTGCAAAAAGTTTGCAGCAGAAAAAAATGTTTCAAACTGATTACTTGATGTTTGTGGTTTTCCGAATGTTTGTACCAATTGTTCTTCTGACGTAATAGTTGTCACAGAACTAACTGGGCCTTTTTCAAATGCGCCTGCGATTGCACCAATAGAGGTGGCAACTGCTGGAACGACATTTGTTAAATCTATTTCCCTGACATGAACACCAGGCGAGACTAAAAATGACATGATTTTTGCTCCTTAATTTTAGAGTACTCTCTTATTTCCTTATATTTATAAAAATGAAGTTTCTAAAAACCCACTTTTATATGTAACAAAACTTATAAATAATCATATGACAACACATTATGAAAAATATAAAGACACAATCAAAAAGGTAGCTCGTAGGAACTACCGAAAACGAGTTGCATGGTTGAATACACATCTTAATAATGAACATTGTATTCATTGTGGAGAAAGTGAAACTGTATGTTTAAAACTTTATCCCCATGATGTAGAAATTCGTAAACAAGCGAAACGAGTTGGTACGAATGACGAAAGTAGAAAACAAGTACATAAATTAATGAATCAATGTAAAGTAGTTTGTTCTAATTGTTGGATTAAACTCGACAACGACTTGATTGAATTTCTTTAATAATAGTTTCTCTTTCTTCATCTGTGTACTTTGACCACATAGTTATTTCTTCACTTGTTCTTAAACAACCAATACACACACTATCTATAAGTTTACAGATTTGAACACAAGGACTTTCCATTACCAATCAGTATCATATTGTCTTACTATAGGACTCCATCTTGTTCCGTATTCGTCAATCGCAGTTCCAATATTATCATCTTCTAAACCATTGATAACAAAACCAAAAGGAGCCATATCTTGTTCTAGTTGGTCTTGACTTTCTCTATACATCTGTTCTCGTATATCATTGTTTGTAAGTTCTTTAAAATAAGTTTGGTCAGTACACCACGCAAATATAAATAAACACGCAACCATATCATCATTACAACCATCATCTGCTTCATGTGATGACCCTTTAACAATAAATGTAGATAATTCATTAATTACATCAAAATCTTCTACTATGAGTTTATTATCTTCTATCAATTGTTTTAAATTAGAACAACCTATCTTCTTAACTGCCTTTGTGGTTCTCACACCCAATTGAGCTCTACCACCAGAAAATCCACCACCAAGTATTTGACCAGCACGACCTCTCATAGATGCCATCATCATATTATCATATTCCATGTCATACTGCATTGCGTTTGCAACTTGTTCTCCAATATCATTCACTTCTACTAAAACAAATGCTTGATTATATACTTTTGCGATTTGATGTATTTTTTGTGGAAAAAGTAAAGGTTTTATTTCATTATCTCTAAATTTTGCAACCATACGATAAGGAACTGATGTAACATCAAAAACAATAAATGCAGAATAATCATTTGATGTTCCTCTGGATACATCAGCTGTTAGTACATATGTGTGATCTTCTAAAGGTCTTTCGTATATATCTACACCAGCATTAGATTGTTCTGGTGTTCTATATGTCAATCGTCTTAATGTTGAGGGAGATATCAAAGTATCTATAGAACCTAAAAACTCGCACTCAAACTCTGTATTAAACTGTTGTTCACTTGTATTTGCAATAGTTTCTTTTTTCCATTTCTCATCACGGCCTGGTACTTCTGACCAATGAACTTCAATAGGAATATAACTATTTCGTTTTTCTTCTGCATCTGTCCATATTTTATAGAACATATTCATACCATGAGGAGTACTTACTATCATCACTTTTGTGGATTGTCCAGAAGAAATGGTTGGATACACAGAACTAAAAAATTGTTCTGCAACATTTGATGGTACATAAGCAAACTCGTCTAAGAATATGATGTTGTAACTTCCACCCCTCACAGCACTCGCAGAGGTCGAGGAAGCAAGTATTTTAGACCCATTCTCTAGTTCCAGAGAACCTTTATTCCAAGACATAACTCCTTGTTGCAACCACTTTGGTAGATGTTCATATGCAAGTTGCAGTCTTCCTAACAAATCTCTTGCAGTTGCAGCCTTGTTTGCAAGTATAGCAATGTTTACACTAGGGTTAAACAACGCATAGTGTAATAGATAAGAAACCATAGTGGTAGATTTACCAGACTGTCTGGGTAGTTTACAAATAGTAAAACGATTATTATGAAATGTACCAACCATTTCTTTTTGAAAGGGGTACATTTTAAAAGGTACTAAACCCTCATCAAGTGATACAATTTTTACATAACTCTGTATGAAGTACAGAGGGTCTTCCATACATCGCTTGTACTCAAACAGTTGTTTCTTAGTCCACTCTTGTTGAACATTCGCTCTTTTGAGATTAGGATTTCCAAGATATGTAGCATCACTCATCACTCTTACCTTTTAGCATTTTCTGTAATTCAGCAGTCGAACCAACAAACAATGCATTAGTGACATTCTTGGGTGCAGAATTAGGAACTTCTTTAAGTTTTCGCATTTTCTCTTGTAAGTCACCTAATTTCTCCGTAACCTCAGCCACTTGTTTAATGAGATTTCCAGCAACTTCATATGCTCTTGGGTGTTCACCCTCTTTTGCAAGTTCTAAAATACCATCTATAGCATCTTGACCTCTTTCAACAAGTCCGTAGAAATTTTCTCGTTGATATTTATAATCATTTTCTATATCGTCTTCATTACTTTGGACAACTTTTTTAGGAACTGTAATATTATTTTGTTGGATTGCAGTTTCTACTGGATCAAATACACCAAGAGCTTTATCTATACTGGAAAATGGGTCTTTCATAACTAACCTTTTTTAACATCTGATCCACTAGTTGTATCAAAGTTCTTTGCATCTTGAAAGAAAGAACTAGTTTCATTGAATCCAAAATCATCATCTGCATCTGCACTTGCAGGCGTAGGTGTGACTGAATATCTTTGTTCTCTTGTAGGTGTAACTGCTGGTAAGTCTGTGTATTGGTCTACTTGTACAGTTTTGATAACACTTGAAGAAGTAACTGGGCCGTATAGGTAAAACTTTGTAGTGAAACCCATAGTATAGATTATTGCTCTACGACTTTCAAAATCTCCTTGATAATTATCTTCATAACCTACATCATTAAGAATAATAGGCACATCTCTTTTGATACCCATATCTGCCATATCATTAAGTGTAAGTGTATAGTCTGGTTGAAAGAATGGTAGTATCTGTTCTACTATCTGTAACGCATCATCAGAGTTCTTTGCCATTGCGTACAGAGTGATATCCATATTATAAGGAACGGGCATAAACTGTGTGTCCAGTTTATTTGCATTTGAACTGGAACTTTTTACTTTTTTAAATTTTTGTACACGATTTAATTTACGAGTAGAATCATATGTCAATGAACCAATTTCAAAACCTAGTCTTGGTAAAGTAATTGCAGCTGCACTTGCAAGTGATGGGTCTTGGTCTAAACGAGCTAACCATTTTTGTTTAGGCCCATATGCAAGTGGTACTTTCATTGATTGAGTTATATTTCCAGAATTGTCCTTACGAACAATCTGAATATTGTTAAACATAGTTCCAAACGCAACGATTACGTTTCTAACTGTTTCGTGGTAAAATTGTTGTCCTAACATTATGTGGCACTCCCTACATCACCAAATGGATTTGATTCAGTAAAATCTAATACTGTATCGTCAAGTTGGTCGAATAATTCGTTTTGTGAAGTCTTATCTGTATCATAATCACCTACTATATATTCTTCTGAAATTAGATAAGATGCATCACCAGTATCGGCTGCATTTTCTAACTGGATAGAACCAGTTGTGGTATCTGTTCCGTCTTCTATTGTAAATTGATATGCTCTTGCATCTGTAGTTAAGTCACCCTCTATTGCATCAATAGTTGCAATACCTGTGTCAATAACTTCTGAAGCATACTCAAATTGTTTACATCTTAATTTATATACTGGGTTATTATCCAGTTGATAAAAAGGTTCATCATGGTCTACAAAGTTAATCTCAAACATCTTTGCAAAGATAGGGTGATAAACTAAATCTCCCTCTTGTGGTCTGTCTGCATCAGTTGTAGCTGTATCTTGTAGTATGTAATAGTTACCAGTAAGTGTTGTAAGATTAGATGAGTTACCAGTTTGGTCTATACTTCCATCTTCTAGTGCAATAGAACCCTCACCTTCCTCTAAATTAATTTGACTGTCCATCTCTTGAAATCGTTCTTTGGAAACTACAAATGTAATCTCGTTACGATTTTCTAAACCGAACTGTGAGATGATTTCTTTATCTCCACCAAATCCAGCTCCATCTTCTACATACATTTCGATTGGTTCTGCGTTTGTGTATTTAGATAATGCATCTTCACCTAAAACATTATCAAGTGCAACAGTTTCACGATTGACATAATATACATCATGTCCATAAATCTGAATTGCTTCCTTGACTAGATTTTGATATAAACTTCTCTCTGTTGCGATTGAGTGAAGATTACTTGTATGAAATGCACTATTAACAGCCATTTATCTAACCCTTAAACATATCTATAGGTGGTTCTTGCAATAGCATCTTTTCTTCTAAATCTCTTATTTCTTCCGTTGCTTGTGAAAATATTTCTGCACCATTCATCTCTACTCCACCAAGCATTTGAACTCCATTAAACTTGGAAAGATTTGCACCCCATTGTCTTTTGATTAAAGCAGTTGCATATCTTTTTAGATAAATGTCATCATACATATCTGTGTATGTGTTTGGGTCTAACTTACGATAACATTCAATAATTAAATATTCGCCTTCGGTGATATCATTATCCCAATCCATATCAATGTATAAACGATTTTGATGTTCTTGGAAACGTAAAGGTTTTTCTCCTACTAAGATATGAGAAAGAAAATCTAAATGTTGCATAGTCATTTCGTAGTGTACAACTGAAGTAGAACTAAAATCATAGAGGTCGTTTAATCTAAGTTGATAACGAATATCAAACATATTATTTGTTGCAGTATTATCAAATGGAAAAATATTTAAAACTGAAATAATAGAAGAAGGCATAGGAATAAAACCTTTACCCTCACTAAAAGATGCAGTTATAGAACTATCTGAAGTATCAGTTGCACTTGTTGTATCATTAGTTTTTGCTCTTGCAATATCATCAGCCGTTACTTGATATTTAAGATACATTTTCTCAATACCATCATAATGATAATGAGAAAAATATTGTAATGCTTCATCTATTCTGTCATCTGCTTGGTCATCAGATACGTTAATATCAATGACACCAAAACCTAAAGCCCTTAGACAATATGATTTAAATGTTGATTTTGAACTTGGTATTGCCATCTTTTTTCCTTTATCTACTATTTAGTCAATATTAAAGTCCAGCACCAATTGCAATTGCAAATGCTCTAGTCCTTGATTCTACTGCATCAACGAAAGCTTTAATTGATTGTTGTGATGCAACCTTTGTTGCAGAGTTGCTTGACATATCATCTTCGTCTAAAAATGCAGAACCACTTAACCCAGTATTTATAACTGGACTTGTTAAAGTCTTGTTTGTTAATGTCTGTGAAGAAGTCAGCAGTACAATTGAACTTGTGTCTGATAGATTTGTACTTGCAATGCTAATGTTCGCAGTTCCATCAAATGATACACCTGCTATTGTTCTTGCAGTCTCCAGAGCTGTTGCTGTTCCAGCATTTCCAGATATTCCACTTACAACTAAGTCTATCGTTCCATCACTATCTTGATATGTAACTGCAATATCTGTTTCAGTATTACTACTAAACATTGCACCCACAGTATCTTGAATGACCTCTGATAAATCTATATTTGCACTACCATCAAAAGAAACTCCATGTATTGTTCTAGCTGTTTCAAGTGCAGTAGCAGTAGATGCATTTCCAGTAGTATCTTGATTCAGAGTTCCAATTACTAAATCAATAGTGCCATCGGCATCTTGATATGTTACAGTAATGCCTGTTTCTGTATTACTACTGAACATTGCACCTACAGTATCTTGGACAACTTCAGATAAATCTATATTTGCAGAACCATCAAAAGATACACCATGTATTGTTCGTGCAGTTTCGAGTGCAGTAGCAGTTGCAGAGTTTCCACTTGTGTCTTGACTTCCAGAAGTATTTACGCCAGGAAGATTTATATTTGCAGACCCATCAAAAGAAACTCCACCGATAGTTCTTGCAGTTGTTAGAGTTGCAGCAGAACCAGTTGTGTTCTGATTACCAGCACTATTAACGCCCGGCAGGTCAATGTTTGCAGAACCATTAAATGATACACCACCTATGGTTCTCGCAGTTTCTAATACAGTTGCTGTAGATGCATTACCAGTTGTGTCTTGATTAAGTGTACCAACTGTAAAATTTAACTTTCCGTTTGTGTCATCATAAGCAACTGAAATACCACTTTCAGTATTACTACTTACCATTGCACCAACAACATCTTCTAGTTGTTCATCTGTTATTGATACTGTATCTGCACCAATAAACTTACCAGTAGATGCTTGATATTTTAAAAACTTACCATCTACTTTTACTGAGTCTCTATCGACATCATCCATAAACTCAAGTCTAACTTCACCGCCACCAGCACCAGACATTTGTGATGATGCAATTTGTTGTGAAATGAGTGATCTAAAGTTATCAAATTCTTTTCGTAGAGTTGCAATCTGATTGACTTCTTCTGAAATTTCGGTCTTTTCTTCTAGACTATCCAGATGAATAATCGCTTTGTCAATCATACTTGCAGTTTTCTCTACTGAAGTAGGTTCTTCAGATATCGTGTCTACCTTAATCTCATCAACAACAATATCTTCAGAATTTGGTTCTGTTATTGTAGAAAACAATTCTTCAAGTGCTTGAATGTCTACACTCTCATCAACTGGTTTCTGTTGTTCTTCTGGTTTTGTAATTTCACTAAAGGTATCTGCAAGACTAGTAATTATGTCTAACTCATTTTTTTCTTCTAGTGATAAACGTAACTCAACCTCAATCTTTGCTTCTTCGTGAGCTTCATTGAGTCCACTAAAAAGTTCTGTAATGTCTGTTTGTTCTATCTTGGGAACATGAGGTGCATGGACTTTAGTATCTTTTGCAATAGACTCTAGGTCTTTGAAAAGATTGGTAATGTCTGATTTCAACTCAAGTTGTTGAGATGGCATAATATTCCCCTTTGTTAGTATTTATAATAAGGGAAATACCTCTAATCAGCATCCTCTATTGTGTTGCCTTCAGCTACCCATTCTTGGATTGCTTGGTAGTCTGTATTTAATTGGTCTGTAGGAACGAAAGTGACAACATCATCTTCAGTAATTACATAAAGAACATTGGTTTCGTTATTAAACTGGTCTTTTTGTTTTTTAACACTTTTAATATTCATAATAACTCCTACAGTTCTGCATCAGCAGTATAATGATATCTGAATCCATTTGCAGCATCACCACTTGCTCTAAGAACAGATATACTCTTATCACCAGCGTGTTCTGTTGAAGCTGTTTGACCATTATTAACAGCAACTCCTGTAACATGAGATGACAGCTTACCACTTGTTTCTGCTTGGTCATATATTACAACTGTTGGTGCTGCCCTTTTAGCAACACGATATCTTAATTGATGTGCCAAATAAGAAGTTGTTGTATCACCTGCCATAGTATCTGTTGTTACTAAACCACCACTTGTGTCAGAAGCTGGTGCAACTCCAGCATTATAACTTTTTTCAAAATACCTTTGACATAGTTGTAGTTCTTCCCCAAATGACCTATGCTCAAATGGTGTGGCTTGTGAGCCTAATTCAAATTGAAACCCAGTTATAAAAAATGTTCTATCTGTGCTATCATAAAAAGATGTTTGATTATCTTGGAATAGTTTAGTGTAATCTCTATCTGCCCAAGCTGTATCTTGATGAGTGCCACTAGAAAAGTTAGTACCACCATGTAACCAAATCATTAAATTTGCACCATTAGCATTATCGTCAGCTATACCATAATCAGAACCACTACTTGCTTGTGTATCGCCTGGAATTGTAATACTTATTCTATTCCATGATGTTGTTACTGCAAATCCTTTTGTAAACCAACGAGCAGTACCACCTGATAAATGATATTGTAAAGCAAATGTATATTGTGCTGCAGCGTTACCTTTTACATAAAAACTTATTGTTGAAGTTTCTGCACTTGATTGATTATATTTTAATTGTTGTAAATCTTGACCCTCTATCCTTTGTTCTAACAAAAGAAATTCACCTGCTGCGACAGAAGTATCGGCAGTTGTGCAATCTAGTTTTAATGAATTACCAAAGCCTATTGGAGAATCAGAATCTTGTGAAGATGTAAGTCTACCTGCTGTGCTACCACCAAAAAGTTTAAATCTATCTACAGCAGACATGGCTTCAGCACCACCTTGACCAGTTGTTGTTCCTCTCTGTGCCACTTGCATAGCACCATTGATTGCAATATTTCTTCGCCCACCAATCTGATGACCACCAATACCACCATCTTTTACGTTAAGGCTATCTATAGTAACACCACTACCAGAAGTTTTTTCACTTATAGTATCTACAGATAAAGCTCCATTTAATGTGCCACCTGCTCCTAATAGTCTTGCTGTATCTGATGCTCTAGTCATTATGCACTCTCCAATGCTGTAATTCTAGCTGTCAATGCTTCTATTGTAGCTTGTTGTTCTTGCAATGCTTTTGTGAGTAAAGGCACTAGTTTGCTTTGGTCAATTTGTTGATAGACTGGTTGTGTGCCTGTTTTTGTCCATGTTTGATTTTCTTCTAATGGAAATTTATCTTCAGCAATATCTGTATGAACTATAGTGCCATCTTCTGCTTTGACAGTTCCTATATCTTCTGTGCCATCTTTTGCACCAGTAATTGCTTCAGGCACTATTGATGATACTTCATGTGCTAAAAATCCATCTACTGTTTCTGACTTACCTATAAAATTAAATCGTGATGGTTTAAGTTGCTTTAATCTTGATGTAGCATCAAAGTCATAAGTTACTGATTCTTTTAATCTATAGTCTGAACTTGTATTAAAAGCTGTAGCACTTCCATTATAAGTTATAGAACCAACTGTGCTACTACCATTGATTAGAAAAACGTTATAATAAATTGTTCCACTACTGTAATTAGTTCTATTTACATAACCAGTATTACCTGTAGTTGCAGTAACAAATTGTCCAGTTGTGGTAATTTGAAATCCAATCGCACTACTACTAAATGAAGAAGGGTCTCCACTAGTATGTTGCCATCTGTGATTGCCACTACTGTCAATGCGATATCGTTCTGTACCTGTTGTACTAAATTTCATATCTGAAGGAACAGTTGAACCAGTAGAACTAGCAGATTGGTCTACAGATATCATTGCACCTTCTCTTGTGGCATTATTAGAATCTTGACCAGTAAATCTAATTTGACCTAATGCTTCTCCACTTGCTGTTTCAGCAAATGTTCCTACTGTATTATTACTTGATTTCCCAAGTCTTAAATCTGGAACTGTACCATTTGATGTATGAAATGCTAAAAGACTAAAGTTTGTATTTGTTCCACTTCCTTGTAAATTAAGACCAGTATCAGCAACGTGCTCAAGGATTATTGTTTCACTTGACCCACCAAAGGTTATTTTGGCAGAATCAGAATTTAAATCAATGTCATCTGTAAAAACTACATCATCTGTTCCAGTAAGTATTTGCATAACTGTTGCATCAGCATCATTTTTAATAGTTACATCAGCTGTACTACCTTGTCCAGTAAGTATAAGACCCTCTGTAGATGTAAATCCAATTGCTGCGTTATCACCAGCAGCTGTGTCACCATCTGGTTCAAAAGTAGCTGCAGTTGCAACACCAGTTACATCAAGAGTTCCACTTGTTGATATGTTACCACCAAATCCACCACCATCTTTTGCACTTACTGTATCTGCAACACTAAACGCATCATACTTGACAACCTCAACGATATCATTTACAGTTGCACCAGTAGCAAGAACTACTGTCGTACCACTTGTTGCAGTATAGTCAGCAGGACTTAGTTTGACACCATTCTGATATACGTCAATGTACATCTCATCTGAATAAGTCAGAGTTACATTCTCTGCACCAGCACCACTAAAACTAGTTTGACCAGCAGTCGCAGTATATGTGTGTCTTGCCCTAAATCCTTGATATGGTTGTGTTCCTATATACATTGTTTATTTCCCTTGTGATTCCACAAATGTTTTGTAATTAGCTTTGACTGTATCTGTCCATACTGCATTGGCTACTGCTTGTACTTCGGTAGCTTCTGAACTTATGTCGGTGTCTGTGTGTGTCCACTTGTCATCACTATCTTTAGATGATGTGCATGGTGCAAGAACGTGCCTATGCCTTGATCTACTAATTTCTGTGCCATCTTCTTTGATGACTGTGTCTACGGCAACTTGGACATTCCAACTGCCTACGACTTCTATTTTTGGTATCTCTATTGATTTTGTTATCGCCATTTTTTACTCCTCTAAACTATACATGATAAATAAATGAACCAATATAATTTTCATTAGTTGCAATAGTTCTAGTACTACCATTTGATACATTATCCATTGAGTTCATTGAAAATTGAGTACCAGATGGTGAAACATTAACAACATAAATTGCACCAGTATTACTTGATTCTCTAACAACACCACTAGATTGAATACTGCTAACAGTAAAAGGTAATCCTGCTATAGTTACAGTTGAATTAATAGTATCAACTGCATTAAAATTAACTTTGAAATTAATATGAACTAATTGACCAATTTTTGTGTATCTTCCATGTTGTGCTTGTATAGCATAGCCTGATTGACTAGTTGTACAGCTAAATGTGCCTTCTTCATAATCGGCAAGTTTATTTGCTGAACCAGTACCACCTATAAATGCACCACCTGATAGATAGAGGTCTTTGAAAGTTCCAAAACTTGCACCTAAATCTATAGCATTAGTATTTGTTGCTCCACTAGATGATGGATCGGCAGGAATTATAGCACTATTAGCATCTATAAATCTTATACCTTTACTTCCAGTTCCTAAATATAAATCACCATCAACTGCACCAATATTTCCTACTTCTGTAGTATCTTTATAAAATGTTTGTATCTTACCATCACTTGATTTTCTTGCTGCAAGAATCGGATTGTTACCATCAGCAGTTGCCCATAATTGTCCAGTTGATTTAGCTTCAACACCTACAGTTTGATAGTTAGTTGCAGTTTTCGCCACTAAAACATTTTCTGAAGAATCTATTGTGATGGCAGTTGCGTCACTAGAATTGCTTATATTAGATATTCCTTCTTTACCTATTTTTGTTAATGCCATTCGTTACTCCTAGCCACAATACAATGCACAAGGAACAGTATAACTATCGTCATCATATGTTTCTTGTTTGATGTTTGTTAATACTTTACCTATAATTGAACTGTAAACATCAGCAGTCATTGAAGTATCACCACTCAATTTTTTTGCAGTACCATCTCCATTAGATACTAGTAAATCTCCTGCTGCAACTGTTATATCTTTGTTTATTCTTACTACATGAGTACCAACAGCAGTTACATACATATCATTTATTGTATCGTCATCATTGTCCCAAGCTGCAAATACTCCATAAACTCTTTTGCTATCTTCTGTATCTGATATTTTACATTTAGTGTGTTTGTTGTCGTTTTCTTTTACTATAACTGCATTATCATAAGTCACCTTTTCGTGTGTGTAGGATATTGTATCTCCTACTTTTTTACCATCTGGTAATGCAATAGATTTTTTAATTATATATTCGTCAGTATCATCTGTTTTTGGTACTGTAATTTGTGCTTGATACCAATCACACATCTCATCAATAGTTTCTATTACAGTTCCTTTTAGTATTGTTGGTTTTGAATTGTCTGTAAGTCTACTCCAATGCGAACCACTAAATGCGTTATATGAAACTGTACCACCTGATATAGAAATATTACCTTCAGCAGAAGCATCGTGACGAAATGTAACTATTTCTCCATCACTAGAAAGTCTGTTTAGGTGCATAACACCACCACCATCTCTAGTTATTCCTAAAAAGTCACCTGCCTGATATCCTAGACCCTCACCATTAGTAGTATCTACTAAGTTAGCAGGGGATATTGTGGTAGCTACTTGAAGGTTGCCGGCACTAGTAATACGCAATCTTTCGTTTGCTCCGTTTGTACTTACTATAAATGCACCACCTGATGCTGATTGTAATTGCAAAGACGTACCTGAAGCACCATGAATTTTTCCATTAAAAATTGCTGCTCCAGCATCTGACATATCAAGTGTAAGAGCAGTTATTACAGAACCACCATCATTACCTTGAAATTTTATATCTTTGTCTTGTACAGTAGAATAAATTCCAAAATCATTACTTGTGTCATAAAGGATTCCAAATGTTGTACCAGTATCTGCAAATTCTATTTGTCCATCACCTCCTGCATCAAGTATAATAGAACCTGCAACATCTATAGTTAGGTCACCACTAGATAAGTCAATTTCTGTTCCATCTATTGTGATGTTGTCTACAACTACACCAGCATTTGCAGTTACAGCACCAGTAACACCAAGTGTACCACCTACAGTTGTGTTTCCTGTAATTGCACCTGTTCCAGATGCACTAAAATTTGCAGCATTTACATTTTGACCATCAGGCATTGATACTGAACCTAGAGTTCGTGCAATATAATATACGAAAATATTATTTCCAGAATTACTTGAGGGTGCAGCTGTGAATGTTAAAGTAGTTCCACTACTTACTGCATATGCGACAGAGGGTTCTTGGATAACACCATCAACTGATACAAGAATATCTTCATCAGTTGCGACTGCTTCTTCTAAGGTAAATGCAGTCGTAGAACCATCACCAGAAAAAACTGATGCAGCTCTTGGAGAAGTAAATCTCTGAGCAGATGGGTTTCCAATATACGGCATATTATGTTATCTCCATGATACTTAATGTTCCACTTAGTTTATCAGCAACTGAACAATCCACTCTTAGTACATCACCAGTTTCCAAAACTACTTTGTTACCAGCAAGTAATTCCAAACTAGAACCAACTGGAATTGGTACATCTTTTGCAAGAAATGATGTTCCGTTTGTTACGTTATTTGCACCACCTCTACTTCCAGTTGTACTTACAAGTTCAAGTTCTGCTGTTACTTGTGCAGTATGAATATTTGTCAATATCAAACCAAGAACAATTGTGGTTGTACTACCAGCCGCAGTATATATTGTGTATGGAGTACCTGCTGAATTTGGTTCTGCTGCAAATGTAACTACTTTAAATGTGTTTGCCATGTTTTATTCCTTTATCTTCCTATTTATAACTTTAACCTAACGCAATCGCAAGTGCAGTTGCTTCATCAGCAATATCAGTAGTTAACGCAACTGTGCCTGCACTACTAGGTAATGTTACTGTAATATCCCCAGATGAGGCAGGGCCAATCAAAGTTAACTTGTTTGTTCCATTATCACTATCTTCAAAAAACTCTACAAATCCTGCTGAAGTTGAACCATTCTTTACCGACAATCCAGCATTGAATACATCTTTTGCAGTAGAGGTTGAAATACCAGTTTGAGTTGTTGTACCCAGTATTTCTACATTACCATTTATATCTATTAATGTTGCATTTAATTCTATTTCATCTGTCGCATTAATGTCTAGTACTGTTGCACTTGGAGCAGTTATATTTTGACTTGCATCATTGAATTGTAATTGACTTGTTCCGTTTAGTAATAGTCCAGTATCAGCAACATGAGTAAGAGTTACATCTTGGTCTGCACCAAATTGAATTGTTGAAGCGTCTGCTAAAAATAAATCTGAAAATTCTAAAGAACTTGTACCAAGTGCAGCTCCGTCTGAAGCATCTGGTACAAATGCTGTAGTTGCAGTAATTGTTGTACCTTGAATAGTTGATGAACCAGTTATTGCACCATCAACTTGAAGTGTTGATGCCATATCAACTGCACCATCTATATCAACCACATCTAAGTTTGATGTACCATCAATATCCATATTACCAGAGATATCTAATTCTGTACCGATTAGTTTTTGTGTAAGTGTTACTACACCATCACTTGCAATTGCTATAGAATCAGTATCACTTGCAGAACCAATATTACCAGCATCAGGTATAACAATACTGCCACCAGTTTGCATAAGTCCACCACCAATATAAGTTCCTTGTACATTTATGTTTGCGTTCACATCTACTAGAGTTGCGTTTAGTTCTATTTCATCAGTTGCATTAATGTCCAATACAGTAGCACTAGGTGCATTAATAAATTGAGATGCATCATTAAACTGTATTGCCATTGTACTATTAAGAAGTATTCCAGTATCAGCGACATGAGTAAGAGTTACATCTGAATCTGCACCGAAAGAAAGAACAGAAGCATCTGATAATAATTTAACATCATCACCAAAGACTGCATCTTTAACTATAGATAAACCACCATCAGTTTGTAATGAACCATCTGTAGTAGATGTTGCTTCGGTAGTATCGTCTGTGATTATTTTTCCAGCAGCAGTAAATACTTGAGAAGCATTAAAGGTTGCAGCTGCAGTTCCTCCAGTTGTAATGGTAATTATATCAGAACCAGAAAATGCAAGTGAGGTATTACCATCTGCATCACCCTTAATAGAGTCTAATGATACGGCTCCTATATTGGTAACATCTAAATCACCGAAATCTCCGTCTGCTCTATTTCTTGCTCTACTCATTAGTTAATCCTTTTTCTATAAATACTCTTTACCATCAGTAATAGCTTTATTTACTGCTGTCATATCTTCTGTTGTCCAATAGTCTTGTGTTTTCATAATTTCTAAATGTTCTATATTTCTACTCATACATTCTTTTTTTTCTTCTGTTGAGTAAAGTTCTCTTGCAGTTCCAGCAATTAATCCGTTAATAAGGTCTACACTATGACCCATAGTTGTATAGTTCTTTGCTATTTCTTCTTTTGTATATTGGTCTGACATTTAGTTTCCCTCTAATTCTTTTATTCGTGCTTCAAGTGCATCATTCTTTGCCGATAACTCTTGTACTGCATTAACTAAATACCAAGTCATATTATCTGGATTAACACTTAAAACACCTGTACTTTCTTCATTTACCATATCTGGTAATATAGTTTGTATTTCTTGTGCTATAACACCCAGTTGAACACCCTCTTTATTAATCCTAGCATGACTTGGAACTTCTGTTATTTCATCTTCTGTACGATATTCAAAGTTTTTCACTTGAACTTTATTTATAGCATCTAGTCCTACTGTGTTATCAACAATATTCTTTTTTATTCTTCTGTCAGAGGTTGTAGACCAACTTGAAGAATTATTTCCTTGATAAACTGCACCATCATTAGGACTTATGAAACCAGTAGAAGAACCTTTAGCAACTGCATGAACGCCCATTACAATACTATAATCTGTATCTGCCGCATTAGTGTCTGCTTCTCTACCAATTAAAATATTTGCTGTTCCATTTGTTAAACCAGTACCACGAATTCCATCTCCAGTTTTAGCACCAATTCCTATGTTTGAATCACTTACAGACACATGAGGTAATGCTCTATAACCTATAGCAACACTCTCATCTGCTGAACTTAAATCTTCTAAAGTTTGATGGCCAATACCCACATTACTATGACCACTAGTTGCACTAAAAAAAGAACGATATCCCATTCCTATATTTGAACTACCAGTACAAGTGGCATAAAATGATTGTTGACCCATACCAATACAATCATTAGCGGTTGTTAAACCATACATACCTTGTTCACCAATCGCAATATTTCTGTTACCACTTGTAATATTATATCCTGCTCTGTATCCAAATGCATTATTGCCACCACCATCTTGGGAATTATACAAGGATTGATATCCAACCGCTGCAGCAGAACCTCCTGTTGTCAATGCAAGTCCAGCACCAGCTCCAACTAGAGTATGAAGTTTTCCTGTTGTTAAATTATAACCAGCCGTATGACCTATTGCTACATTATTCGCATCTGCTCCAGCGTTTTGTGTTCTTAATGCTCCAGTTCCTACTGCAACATTAGTGCCATTTGCATCTTCTGTCATAAGTGCTTCATAACCAACTGCTGTATTAGACCCACCAGCCGTAACTGCGTTTCCAGCTTTGTAGCCTATTAAAGTATTAGAATCTCCACCATCAAGATTTGTACCTGCTTCATCTCCAACTACCACATTATAATTAGTACCACTCGTAATAGAGTCGCCTGCATTGACACCTATTCTTACGTTAGAAGCTCCTGCTGTAGCAGTAATCAAATCAGCACCAGTAGCGATAGTAACATCTCCAGCAAAGTTAGCTGTACCATCAACATCAATTACATCCATGTTTGAAGTACCATCAATGTCCATATCACCAGAGATATCTAATGCTGTTCCTATTAATGTTTGAGTTAGTGTGAGTTGTCCGTTTGCAGCAATTGTTATTGCATCAGCATCACTTGCAGAACCAATAGTTCCACCATCTTTGATTAGTATATCATCTTTGAATGTTACAATACCAGCAGATGAAATTGTAATTGCATCATTAGTTGAAGCAACACCGATAGTTCCACCATCTTTAATCATCAAATCATCTGCAATTGTGAGTAGTCCAGCAGAACTTAGTGTCATCTTAGATGATGCAGCTTCACTTGCACCAGTATGAAATTCTAATCTTGTTGCGTTTGAAGATGCACTAAAGTCACCCTCTGATACTGCTTGAATTGCAGCTGCAACCAAGATAGCATCTGTTCCAGTTCCCTCATCTGGTGCCTGAAATCTAATTGCACCCATGACATCATTTGCAGCCATGTCAGTTTCACCAGTTTGTAAAGTAAGAACAATTGGTTTATCGTCAGCAGTTGCAGTATGTTTTAATTTTAACCCAACATCAGCATCATGTGTTAAAGTAATTTCTTGGTCGTTACCAAATAAAATTTGACCACCATCTGCGAGGAATAAGTCTGACCACTCTAAACTTGCACTACCTAATGCTTGTCCATCTGCACTTGATGGAGTGTTTGAACTCGCAGCTGCAAAAGATAATACTCCACTACCATTGGTTACTAATGTTTGTCCAGAACTTCCATCAGCAGTTGGTAAACTAAATGCTACACCATTAGATGTTAGAATTAGTTTAGAACCATCTGAATGAATGCTGTCATTAGCACCAGAGAATTGAAGTTTTCTTGAACTGTTTAGTAGAAGACCTGTGTCTGCAACATGAGTAAGTGTTACATCATTATCTGCACCAAAATTTAACACAGCAGCATCAGATATAAGTCTTAAATCATCACCTACAGATAAGTCAGCTGCAATTCCAACACCACCAGCAACTGTTAATGCACCATTAGATGCACTTGTATTAGCAGTAGTTGCTGTAATAGAAACTACACCACCAGAGGAAATTCCTATGGCATTTGTATCTGATGCAGAACCAATATTACCAGCATCTGGAATAACTACATTACCACCACTAAAAGTTCCACCAGTTATTGTTCCAGAAGCAACAATAGTTCCATCTACATCTAGGTTTGCGTTGACATCTACTAGAGTTGTGTTTAATTCTATTTCGGCATCTGCATTGATGTCCAAAGTTGTTGCATTTGGAGCTCCAATGTTTTGACTTGAATCATTAAACTGGATTACACTTGTGCTATTTAAGAGTAATCCAGTATTATGTACATGAGTTAAAGTTACGTCAGCATCAGCACCAAACTTAATGATGTTAGCATCAGATGCCATCAACAAATCATCAGTTAAAGTTAAATCATCTCCAATCGTCAAGTCGGTAAAACTTGCGACTGCCTCTGTAATTCTACTTAGTGCCATACTCGACTACCTTTATTTTGTTTCAGCGTTTACCTCTACAGGTTCGTCTGTCTTCACTTCGGTTTCTGTTTTTGCATCTTCTGATGCTTTCATTGAAACCATAAATGCGTTTGTGAAAGCGTTTTCTGCAACTTGAAGTTGATCTAACTCAAACTTCTTATTTCCAATCTGTGCTTTCAAAGAACGAATCTGTTTGATAAAATAACTTTGTTCTTCGTTAAAATCTTCTTCAGTATATTTTGTACCATTAATATTAATCACATCTGACATATTGTTTTCTCCTTCAAGGTTTTATATATTGTCACTTCTATTTATAATCTATTTTACTATGCATCTTCTAATGCTTTAATTCTTGCAGCAAGTGCTGTATTTGATGATTCTAATGTTTCTATTCTTGTCATAGCTTCTTGTAGTGCCTTGACTGCTTTCATGTAGAGGACAGAATAAGCAACACCTTTTACTTTATCTTTAGTTTCTTTAATATCACCTACTTTTTTAGAATGTGTTGCTTCAGTTTTAACATCGCCTACTTTTGCTTGACCTAGTTCAACTTCGATATCATCTTTAGTATATAAAACTGCATCATTACCATCTTTAGTTTCTGCATCATCTGAAGTGTATAGTGTGCCTAGTTCGGATGAGTGTCTTATATCACTTGCATTTGGTTCTACTTGTCTTACAAGATTAGGACTAACTTTTTCTAACTCTTGACCAATTAAACCAAGCTGTACTTTTGCTTTATCTTCACCATATTGTAATATATCATCTTTTCTTTGATAATTAACAAACCTCATTGCCTTAATGTCATTCCATTGAGCATTAGCATCTGTTATATTGTCTTTTATTCTTTCATCTGAAAACTGTGCATAAGTTCCATCATGGTTGTAAATATCTCCATCTGAATAAATAATTATTCTATCTGTGCTGCTATCTTCAAATCTAAAAGCATAATTTGAATTATCATCTGGAGCACCATCTGAAAAGTCTACATATAGACCATTTGGATTTGACCCAGCATTATTTTTAAAGTTTGCTATAGTTTCACCACCCCCAGTTTCAGTAACACTTAATGCTGAATTGGTGGCAGCTTGTCTTATACCCATATTACTTTTAAAAAAAGATTCTCCATCTTTATCTACAGTAAATACATCTGTATTACTACCTGTTACTGTGCATTGTATCAATTTTTGGGCTGAATTTGGATTTTCAAGATGTATGCGAACTGCTGAACCTGTAAAATTTGAATTTGTTGCAGAAAACAAAGCTACATTGTTTGCACTTGTACCACTTGATGCAGTTACAGAAGCATATAAAGCTCTTTCTTGAGCACCGGCATCATCATTTTCTATTGTTAACGCAGCATAATGATTTGTGGTTTTAATTCGTACTGCATCTTCGTCAGCATCTACTACAAATAGATTTGCATCTGCATTACCCTCAACACGAAAATCTACATTAGCACCATCTTGATTAACCACAGTTGACCCAGGCAGAAAATCTATTTTACTAACAACTGAACCATTCTCCATAGTTTGTATTATGAGTTGACCATCTTCAGTACCATCAGTAGCATCAATTATTTTTCCATTTAATGTAACATAGTCTACATCTTGACTATTATCATTACGACCTCTAAAATCTACCTCTCCTAACAAATCAGCATCAGCAGGACTACCAGAGTTTCTATATAAAACTAAATGAGGGCCGATATTAGCATCTGCATCTGTGGATATTAATTCTAGTTGTGGAGAGTTATCAGCAGTAGTTATAGAAACTTTTGATGCAAAAGTAGCACCAGCATTAAATAGTGCTTTACCAGCATCTGACATATCAAGAGTAAGAGCAGTTACACCACTACCATCATCATTGCCTTTTAAAAGTATATCTTTATTTGAAACACTACTTTGAATTACAAAATCACTTGAATTATTTTGAAGCAAACCAAATTGTGTTGAATCATCTACAAGCCTTATATCACCACCATCGGCATTTAAAAAAATATTTCCTGCCACATCTAGTGTAAAATCACCACTAGATAAATCTATCTCTGTGCCATCTATGGTTATATTGTCTACTGTAATACCACCATCAAAGTCAGCAGAAGTTCCAGAAACTGCCTGACTAAATGTAACAACTCCACCACTTGATATTGAAATAGCATCTGTATCTGATGCAGAACCAATATTACCAGCATCTGGAATAACTACATTACCACCACTAAAAGTTCCACCAGTTATAATATTACTTGAAGCAGTAAATACACCAGTTGAACTTAAAGTTGCTTTACTAGAAGCAGTTTCAGAAGCTGCAGTTTTGAATACGAGTTTGGTTGCGTTATTACTTGAACTGAAATCACCCTCTGATACTGCATCAATTCCAGCAGCAACAAGTATTGCATCTGTACCAGTTCCCTCATCAGGTGCCTGAAAATTAATTGTACCTATAACATCATCTGCCTGAATATCTGTTTCAGCAGTTTGTAGTGTTAAAGTCGTAGGAGAGTTATCAGAAGTATTTGTTCTATCAATGATAAGACCAGAGTTGTGGTCGTGTCTTAGTAATACGTCTTGGTCTGCGCCAAACTTTACTTCTCCACCATCTGCAAGAAATAAGTCAGAGAACTCTAATGTTGCAGAACCTAACGCAGCTCCATCTGAAGCGTCTGGCACAAATGCTGTAGTTGCAGTAATCGTTGTACCTTGCATTGTTCCACTTGCAGTAAATGATCCGTTTGTTGTTAATCCTGTGTCTGCAACATGAGTGATATTGATATCTTGGTCTGCACCAAAGTTAATAACAGCACCATCAGCAAGAAACAAATCACTAAATTCTAGTGAGGTTGTACCAAGTGCGGCTCCATCACTTGCATCTGGAACGAAAGCAGTAGTTGCAGTTATTGTCGTACCTTGAACTGCACCAGAACCAGTAATCGCACCAGTAACAAAAAGTCCATCACCCACATAAACATCATCTGCAAATCCAGCAGAATGTGCAACCAAAGCACCACTTGTAGAGTTCGTTGCATCTGTATTTGTAGATATAGTAACAACACCAGCAGAAGATATTGCGATTGCATTTGTATCACTTGCAGAACCAATATTACCATCATCTGGTATAACAATACTTCCACCAGTTGTGAGTAAACCCCCACCAGTAATAGTACCACTACTTACAATATTACTTGAAACAGTAAGAACACCAGCAGAACTCAAAGACATCTTTTCTGCTGCAGCTTCAGATGCACCAGTTTGAAAACTTAATTTTGTTGCATTATTTGAGGAACTAAAGTCACCCTCTGATATTGCTTGGATTGCAGCACCAACGAGTATCGCATCTGTTCCAGTACCCTCGTCTGGTGCTTGAAACTGTATACTACCTAATACATCATTGACTGCAATATCAGTATCACCAGTTTGAAGAAGAAGATTAGGAAACGAATCATCTGCTGTTGCAGCGTGTTTTAATATCAGTCCAGCATCAGCACTATGAGTTAGTGTAATCTCTTTATCTAAACCAAAAGATAAAACTCCACTATCTTTTGCGATTGCAATATTACCACGAAAGTCACCACCATTGTTTGCACTTACCATATCTGCAAGAGTGAATACGTCATTGACAATTACTTCTATCTCATCATCTGCAACAAGAGCCGCAAGACTAGAAATAGTATTCGCAGTATTTAAATTATAGTCTGTATCTTTTTTAAGACGAACACCATTTAAAAAAACGTCAACGTATTCTGGGTCTTCAAATGTAAGAGTTCTTCCGTTTGCATCTGCACCACTAATAGATGTTGCACCAGCAGAAACTACATAAGTAAATCTTTCTCTGATTCCAAATCCGTCTGTACTTTTTCCAATATATGGCATACCTTAATCCTTTTTTATTTATTTATGCACCATCATACTTCGGCATACGATTATCGGGCCATGTTTGACCTTTGCCTGGTTTACCTCGTGAAGTGAATGTTTGTTTTGTACCATCTGAAGATAGTCCAGTTAATGATACCACAGCTGCATCTCCACAGTTACTATGTGATTCAGAAAGTTTAAATGTATTTGTTGTCGCAGAGTGTACAAAGTAAGAGGATTCATTTTTAAGACCACCTATGACTGCTGCATTTTCATCATCAGAGTTTAATCCTACATCATAGTAAACTTGTTCGTCATCTACAAAACCATGATTTGCAATTGTAATTGTATTTCCAGAAGTACTTACGACACTTGACTTTGTTGCATCTATTTCTTTTGCAGTTGATGATGCACCATCAGTTGATGTATATATTGCTTGTAATCCAGCAATATCAGAGGCATCATTAATTGCAGTTTTGAGTGAACCATAGTTTGTTCTTACGGCAGTTCTGTATGCAGTAATCTCTGCTGGAACTGCAACATCAGTTTCAGTCTTGCGAACAACATACCAATCTGAATCTGAAAGCATATTTGCTGACATTTGTTTTGCTTGTGATACTAAAGTTGTTTTTAAATCTGCAACTGGTTTTGGTAGTAATGCATCTCCATCAGAGTTCCAACCCAAATAATAAAAACTATCGAATGGCTCTAATGGTTCTTCCCATGTAAGATTCATTGTATTCTTTTTATAATCTTCAGACCATATTATCCAATTAGATGGATGTTTAATGCCGTCACTATCTGTCCAGCCTCTACCTTCTTTGAGGTATGTTCCATCTGCTGTTTTCCAAGGCATTATTGTTCTCCTAATTCTTTTCTTATATTTATAAGACTTTTAGTGAGCATTTGAATACTTAAATGGTGCTTCGGCAAATGCCATATATACAAATAGTTCACCACTACCATTTTCATAAACATCACTACTTCTTAATTTAAACCCATTAGATAAAAAATCTATATCATATTCATTTGTTATTTCTGCTGAATTTGAATTTGCAAGTAAAAGATGAGCACTACTATAACCAGCATTATTTCTGTCCTGTCTTGTAATATCATTTATTCTCCAATCAGCACTTCTTGCAGTATTTTTAATCAAAACCCAAGCAGGTTTAAATCCAGTAGAGACAAAAGGCCCATCATTATTTCCATTTCCAGTATAACTGCCTACCTTAGAGTAACCTTCTATGCTTGCAAAACAATAAGCAACATAGGTTCTAGAACTAGCATTTGAATCTGAATTTGTTCCAACAGAAAATACAGTAGATGTAGATGCTGTGCTATTCCACATTGTAGCTGCAGAATAAACAGCAGCACTGCTGTGTAGACGTAAATTATTTGCTGCAGATACGGCGTGCATATCTGTTCTATAAACTGCCCAATCACCAGAACTACTTCTGCATTTGACCCAAACCATTTCTGGTGCAACACCTAATCCATGTGCAATAGTACCATTGCTACCAGTACCAGTATAAGTTACAATACTAAATCCTGCTGTGGCATTTGCTTGTATTACACTATCTATAGTTCCTACACCAGTTGAACTTGCATCATTAGTAGTTGTTGTGCCACCATTTACTTTCCAGTTCCAAGAAACATAGGGGTTATTATTACCATTAGTTGCATTAGCAGTTCCTTCAACTGTAAAACCATTACTATCAAAACTTGTAAAAATACCAGTTGCATCATCTTCTGCATTTGTTGTATCAGATGAAAGATATCTATCAACACCTCTTGATGAATCTATAAGTCTATGTGATGTTGCACCATTTCTTCTTTTAATCCATAACCAATCTGTTTGAAAACCTACAGTATTAATTGCATTTCCACTAGAACCAGTACCAGTATAAAGAGCTGTTTTAAAATAATCATCAGATTGTGTAGCAGAGTTCGGCCCTATGGTTGGTTCTGGTAGGTTAGCTGAACATAATGCTAGAAAGCCTGATGGTGGTTCATAGTAAAAGTCACCTATACCATTTGCATCTGTGTTGCCTTGTGCTGTTACTGCTCCTGCAAAAGAACTGTCTTGTCCAAAATTTATTATTCCACTTTCATCAGTATCATAAAAGCCTATTGCAATAGCATAGTCTGCACTTGGTATTGAACCTATAGTATGAATCAATGAATTATTCTTATAGAATTTCAAAGTTGAACCATCAAAAGTTAAGGCTACAATAGCATCAGCAGCCCATTTAGTAGAATCTGACCCTGCTTGGCCTGCACTAGAAGTTCCAGCATAGTTGTTATACCAACCACCATTACTAGAATATGCCCAAACTGTTGAAGTCCAACCTAGAAAATTTGACCCTAACGAGACTCCAAAGTCCATAGCATCTTCTGAAGGCATTATTGCAAAGTGTGAATTACCATTACCAATACCAGAGGTTGATAAAAGTTCAACGTACCATTTACCAGTAGGCATGGTAAAAGTGCTTCTGACGTTATCCCAACCATTAACAGTTGATGCTCCTTTTAAACTGCCTTCAGTTAATCCAAGTCCAGTTCGTGTATTACCATCATTGTCTAATGGATTTAATGTACAAAAATTATTCTCTGGACTATCAGGCATGGCACAATCAGATGCGACTATACCACTAGATGTAAAATGATTATTGTTACCACTTGTATCTGCACCTATTGTGCTTGATGAACCACTACCTACACTTGTGTTTTTAAATTGTAATCTAAAACCATTTGTTCCGTAAGTTACACTAGGCTCTTTTGGAATCCATATACCATTTTTAAATTCACCAAAATATGAAGCATCATATTGTGTACCATCAATAAAGTTAAAATCTGCTAAATACCCATTCATATATCTTGAGGTTGTATTAATATTTCTACCAATCCAATGTGGATGTGCATCATTTATTTGAAGATCACGATTTTGTACGACTGCACCATGATGTTGATTCATATCGGTGTAAGCACGTTGTACACCATTTATATAAACTTTTACTCTGTTTGCTTCTGTACCTTGTGTCGTATCAAATGCCCAAACTAGGTGATACCAAGCTGATGGGTCTGCAAAAGAACTATTAGTTTCTAAACCATAGTCTGTAGCGTCATCATTGTCATAGTCATAATATTGCATCTCATTTAGAGTATCAGATGTAGCTCCTTGACCTTGAGCAGACACATTTAATGCAAAAACTGGAGATGTTCCTACAGCACCAGCATAGAATATAGGATTGTTTTGGTCACTAGCTGTAGAAGCAAAAACTATTGATGTTTTATACCAAAAGCTAACAGTAAATGTTTTTCTATTAGTTGCACTTGATGGGGTTCTATATAAGTATGCACTACTAGCTTTATCTAATCTCAATGAGTTTGTAGCAACTCCATTGTAAAATGAACTATCTCCAAAAAATCCTGCTGGGTGGTCTCCAAAATTACTCATGTTATATCCTTATGCAAAAGCAAGTGATGGATTTCCAAGAAGTATAACACCATCTGCCTGAACGACATATGGAATGAGGTCAATTGCGTTTGCAGCAGTTGAAAGAGCATATGCTGCATCTCCAACTGTAACGTATTGTGTACCTATTGATAATGTTCTACTTCCAGTACCATCTTGTTTAATTACTATATATCCAGACTGACCGACAGTTTCAGTTGTTGGATTTGCCAAAGTTACATTACCAGTTGCAGTCAATAGAAAATTTTGATATGTTGCAAAGTCTAGAGTTGTACTTCCAGTTGCATTTGCAGTTTGTACTGAACCAAGAACTGATTTACCAAAAACAACTTGAGCACCAGCGATTGATAATTTATCAGTACCATCTTCATCATATTCTATAGTTGCATCTTGGTCATTACCGAATTGAATCTTTTTATCGTCTGCAATATAAACATCACCGAAACCTAAACTTGTTGTACCAATATCTGCACCAGCGTTTGCATCTGGTAAGAATGAAGTTGTTGCAATTAATGATGTTCCAGTAAATGTTCCGTTAGTTGTCAATCCAGTATCAGCTGAGTGTGTAACAGTAATATCACCATCTGCACCAAAACTTAAAATTGCACCATCTGATATAAGTCTAAGGTCATCTCCTACTGATAGGTCTGCAGCAACACCAGCACCACCAGCAACTGTCAATGCACCAGAGGTTGAGTTAGTTGAAGCAGTAGTTGCAGAGATGTTTACCACACCACCAGAAGAAATAGAAATTGCATCTGTGTCAGAGGCAGAACCTATTGTACCAGCATCAGGAATTACAATGTTACCACCAGTAGTTAAAAGTCCACCACCAGTTATTGCACCACCAGCAATTACTGCACCACTAAATGTAGCCTGTCCAACTAAAGCCATATCAATGTCAAGAGCAGTAATTGCACTTGAACCATCTGTACCTTTTACTTTAAAATTTTTATCTGCTACACTTACAGTAAGTTCGACATCACTAGAGTTATTAGCTATATCAAGTATAGATGTACCATTGTCTTTAAATGTAACATTGGCACCATCAGCATCTAAAACAATATCTGTGGTTGCATTTAATGTTATAGTTGAACCAGAGGTAATCTCTGCGATTACTGGAGTTGTAAGTGTTTTGTTTGTAAGAGTTGCAGTTGAAGATGTTGATACTAAACGAGCATCTCCACCTGTGCCTGGCAAAGTAAGAGTGTTTGTTGCACCTTCAGAGTGTGGTGCAGCTACGAGTGATTGTGCGTGTGCGTTACCAGATTCACAATAAAACTTTATTGTTGCAACAGAACCACTATTTGTTTTAAGGTCAATAAGACCACCAGAAACAAATAAGTCATCTCCTACAGTAAAGTCTGCATTTGTAGTAAGACCAGTATCAGCAACATGAGTAATATTAATATCTTGGTCTGCACCAAAATTAATAACAGCCCCATCTGCGAGAAATAAATCAGAGAACTCTAAAGAACTTGTTCCTAATGCAGCTCCGTCTGATGCATCTGGAACAAAGGCCGTTGTTGCAGTAATTGTTGTACCTTGTATTGTACCACTTGATGTAATGTTACCAGAACCAATAGTTCCAATTGTCGCAATGTTTTTACTTCCATCAAGAACTACTGCTTTATTTGCAGCTGCAGTTCCAGCAGTAATACCATCAAGCATTTCCATTTCTGCTTCAGTTAGTACTGCACTACCAATACCGATAGAAGTTACAGCAGTTAGTGTTCCTGCTAGTGTTGTATTCTGTGAACCATCTAGTGTTAATGCAGTTGACCCACCAGTTGCAAATACCATTGTATTATCATTAGAAAAAGATATTGAAGTATCTGTATCTGCATCACCTCTAAGAGTATCCAAACTCATAATACCAACATCTGTTACATTGTTCTCACTAAAACTTACTGTACCAGTAACATCTAAGTTACCACCCACAGTCATGTTACCAGAAACAGCAACATTACCACCAGAGGATATTGACATTTTTTCAGTTGCAGTTCCACTTGAACCAGTTAAAAAAGATAACTTTGTTGCATTACTTGATGCACTAAAGTCACCCTCTGATACTGCCTCTATACCAGCAGCAACAAGGATTGCATCTGTACCAGTTGCTTCGTCTGGTGCTTGGAAATTAATAACACCAAGTTTATCACTTGCAGCAATATCTGTTTCACCAGTTTGTAAAACTAAAGTAAATGGTTTATCGTCAGTAGTGTTTGCATTTTTAAATGCGATACCACTATCTGTAACATGAGTCATTGTTACATCATTGTCTACACCAAAAGAAATCTTTTGACCATCTCCAGATAAACGAAAATCTCTTGAACCATGATCTACTGGAGCTTTTACAGTTTGTAATGCACCACCTTGATGCACGACATAAATAACTTCTCCGTTTGCTGGAGTACCAGTAAATGTAAGAGTGTTTGCAGAAACAGTATATGCACTTCCTGGCTGTTGTCTTACGTTTCCAATAAAAACCTCTAAATCATTTTCGCTTGTTGCGTTTCTTGAAAGAGTAAATGCAGTCGCACTACCATCACCAGTAAAGTTATCTCTAATGGTTGATCCATAATTTGTAGCGATTGAACTTCCTATGTAAGGCATTAATTACTCCTATTCACTAATTGAATCAACTCTTGAAATCCAAGCATCAATTGAACTAGCTGTATCTGACTGAACTTTAAGTGCATCTCCACTTTGAAGAACAAACTTTGCACCACCATCTAAAATTTGTAATGCTGATGAAGCAGGGATAGGTGCATCTTTTACAAGATAATAATCTGCACTACTACTTGTTATAAAGACACTTGCTTTAATTTGATTAGATGTAACATTTGCAAGATTAATTCCTACGACAGCATCATCACTATCAGCAGTAAAAATAGTTGATGCAGATGTTCCTATATTTCTTGCAATGTTTCTTTCAAAATCTTGTGCCATATTTCTTCCTTTGTCCTATTTATAATGCAACTGCAACTGCAACCGCTAATCCAGTTGTTGCAGAAGTATTTATTTGTGCTGCTGTTTTTGTAATTGCTGTACCAGCTAATGAAAGTGTTCCAGTTATATTTAAATTATCTCCGATTGTAACTTCTGATGTTGTGTGTCCAATTGTAACTGCAATACCAGAGGTTTCGGTTGCAATCTTTAATGCACCAGTAGAGTTTTCAATAAAAGAGTTT